GTTGAACAAGAACAAACCCCGGCACCGGCAGAGGTGCCGGAACCGGGCTTGAAGTTGGTCAAAAGCTAGAGGTCAAGCCATGCCAGCAGCACGGCGGCGATGAGGATAGCGATCATCGCCGCCATTTTTCTGCGATCTCACGCGCGAACATGATTAGCAGCGTCCAGCCGCCCACCGCGCCGCCGAAGAAGAAGGCATATTGCAGCCAGTGCCAAAGGTTGTCAGGCATTGCCGTTGACCATGCCGGCCAGAGCCTGATCCCGCGCTTCGATTTCAAGCTGTAACAAGGCAATCAGGGCGTCGATTTCCTCACTGTAGCGGAATTTGAGATTGCGCAACTGGTCGGCCAGGCTGTCGCCCATGACGCGGTTATGCGCGCGTTCCGTTTCGACGTCCGAAATCATCTTTTGCAGGCTCATAATTCTATCGTCCTCTCTCTGTTGGTTAGGCGGGTTCTTACCTTGGGCGCGTCCAGTGCTGGCAACGCCGGCGGTGGGGGTGGCGGCGGCGCCGGGCGGCGCAGCAGCGTGAAGTAAAGGCAGGCGGTGCCCATGAGGGCGCCGGCGGCAAAGCCTATGAAGAAGAGCATGGGGCCTCCTCCAGTGCGGCGCGGGCAATGCGCATCAAATCGTCTTCGTTATGCAGCGGGTTTCCATACGCAATGTCTTCCAGCGTCGCCCGCAGCCGTTCGATCTCATCGGCGGCGCGGTGCAGCAATCCAGCAGGAACATGCACGACCGTTGTCGGCGTCCACCCAATGCCGTCCTTATCACTGGCTTTGAAAAGTAAATCCTTCACAATGTCACTCATTGTTTTCCTCCAGTGTGGTTTCTACTCGGTCGCGTTCGGCCAAGTATTGGCCTTGGGCAACAAGTTTGCAGAACGTCGTGTAACTGTGGTGCGCCGTCGTGTGGTCGGTCCGGTTCAGATGCGCCGCGATCTGGCTTAGGCCCAGGTCGAGCCTGCGCCGGCGTAGTTCCCATGCCGCATGATGCCGGGCGCGGCAGTACTGCCGTTTCCGCTGCACGCTTTGCAATTGTTCCACGGTCAAATCGTGCGCAGCGGCGACGGCGGCCAGGATGCGCTTTGCCGGGAAGCGCCGCCGCTGTTCGGCAATGTGCGCCTCATGCGCTTCCCACAAGCGTTTGACTTCAGCTTCGAATTGGGCTCTATTGGTCACGTTCCCAGCCTTCCTTGCCCGCCGGAAGCAGATTGCGCCGGCGGGCTTCTTTTGCGGCGGCCTCAAGGGCCACCGCGTGATTGTTAAGGCGAACCTTGACGGCCGCCATGAACCGCAACAGGTCTACATCGTCCAAGCCTGCTACGTTTGTTTGCCAGTGGAGCAGATCAGCCATAGGCCGGCCCCCGGTCGATCTGGCGCTGTAGCGCGCGGCATTCCTCCTGCCACATGGTGGCGCGCGTTTCCGCCTCCTCCAGTTCCTCGCGCAGCCGGGCGGCTTGTACAGCTTCCGCCGCTTCAGCGTCTAGCTGTACCGCCAGCGCTTCCACCAGTGCAATGGAGAGGATGCCGACCTTGGCGCATTCCAGCGCATGGCGGACGAGTTCCGTCGGCGCCAGGTTCATCATGTCCGTGTAATCACGCATAGCGGCGCACCTCTCCGTTATCAATTAGGGCCTCGATCACGCGCTCATGGAGCCGTGTAAGGTTCAGGGCGTCATACAAGACAAGGAACAAGGGTTCCGTGCGGGTGATCTTGGTATAAATGCGCTTGCCGGGCTCAGTACCGACCGCGTCGAAATGGAACTCCGAAATATCCCAATCCGGCAGGCCGTCGACGATTTCATATTCTATGCGGGCTTCGCAATCCGCTTCGAACAAGCAAACGCCGTCCTTGATGACTGTAGCGGTAACGGGAAGGTAAAACATGGTTTCTCCTATGGTGTGATGATAAAGAAGACGAAAACGAAAGCGTAGGATGCGAACAACAGCGCCGCGACCTTGGCAAGCTGTAGGGTGAGGTTGAGCATGTCAGCGCCCCATCACAAAAACACAGCCATTCTCGGCGTGCGCTTGGTGCAACAGGCCAAACGTCCACCCCATCTTGTCGCACAGCGCGACGGCGGCCGCAGCGTGGGCCTGAGACTGGCTCAGTTCGTGGGGATAGCTGATCGTGACGCTCAGCTTGCCGCCGGACTTGGCCCAGGCCTTGATGCGGCCGGGCCTGTAATTGGTTGGGCCAAGGTACTTGGTGAAGATTGCGCAGCGTCCGGTATCGTTGATTTCTGACATGGTCGGCATTGTATTGTCCCCTAGTGTGTTGTTAGTGTGGAAAGTATAGGGGGACAACTTGTCCCCCGTCAAGGATTTGTTGTTAGGCAATCGCGCGGGCGACGTTCCAGGGCGTTGCGTCCTTAGTGCGGCGCATGGGCATAATGACTGCGAAGCAGTCTTCACGGCCGGCAAAGGTCACGCCATGCGGGCTCTCAGGGTTCCACGCGTGGATTTCAAACGCGGTGCCAGTCTTTGAACCAAGCGCGCGCGACATTTGCCCCAGGTCGTAGATATAATCGGGATTGAAGTGCGCCGGCGCCGTGTCATCGCCCGGCTTGAACCCATCCATGGGCGGGATGACTGCTTTCCAGTTGGGGAATGTGCCGTCTACCGGCTGGAACACAACACCGCCAAATGTGTTGCCGTTCAACTCGATCGTTGCGGCCTTCTTAGGTGCCAGCTTCAGCGCCGCTTTGACGGTATCGAGCGGAATGATAACGTCGGCCGGCACAGCTTCGGCCAGATTGGCGCAGAATAGGCGATGGCCATCGGTTGTCACCATGTGGCCAGTGGTGGCGAGATGTACGCCACGCAGATAGTAGCGGCTTTCCTCGTTGCTTGCGCAGAACAAGGCGGCCTTAAGCAGATCAGTAGGAATAAGCATGGTAGTTTTCCCGGTTGAGGTTAGGGTTAAGGTAAAAAGGTCGGGGCTTTCGCCCCTTATTCCCTATCCGTTTTTGTGAAAACCAGGCACTTGCCCTTGAACTTGCCGGCCGTGACCTTGATGCTTTCGGCGTGGCCGAGGTCTGCCAAAACAATGCCGGTGATCTTTTGGCCGGCCCGTGTCGTGAAGCTGATTTCCATTTGTTTGTCCTCTTTTCGTGTTGCTATGGGGATAACCTATAGGCCCGCGTTTGTGTTGTCAAGAATTATTTGTCATCAAAAAATGTGTTGCAGCCATTCCGCGCTTGTGTTATGTTTTCCCCACAACATAGGAGAACGGGAACAATGCCAAACGTAACATTCAAGGCCAAGGTTCAGACCGTCTACAATATGGATGAAACTGTAGCGTATCAGTATGTGCAAGTTCCTGAGCTGAAGCGCGCGCATTGCGACATGAATGAGTTTCGGCGCCACCCGCGTTACTCCGCGTACGCCAATAGCGACCTATTCCCCAACATGCTTAGGCGCGCGGTTGACGGCGCTGGCGTCGGAAAGATCATTCGCTTGGACCGCGTGCCGGAGTGTGTCGCCGTAGATACGGGCGGTTTTCTAGCGCGCGTCGTTATCAGCGTCGCTTGACGCGCTGAAATAGGCGTGCTACGGCATATGCCGTAGATGCAAGCGCGCGGGTCATGCCGCGCGTTTTCTTTTTGGGGTAGTCGTGGGGTAGTCGATGGGTCACGGCATGGGTCATCCGCGACGGCTCCAAAAGCCTTATGCCACGGCCATATGGGCAATTGGGGTATAGTCTATCTTCTTATGTTAAGGAGGAACTGTTATATTAGTATTACAGTAGGAATGGCGTGTGCAGACGTCGACGAAAAAGTGCAAAAAATACTGCCCATGATACCCCACGACGTCGCCCCATGCCGCGCTTGACGCCATGCCGAATATGCGCTTAAATGCGTAAATTCGGACAAAGGAGCAAATCATGCCGTATCTCGAAACTATCTATGAGCCGTCCACGTATTACACGCCGGCGGAGCTAAAGGACTGGATGTTGCGCGCTAATGTCTACGGGCATGTCACTCGCACCCAGGGCAAGGCCATACTGCAAAAATTACTGCCCATGTTGCCCGTGACCGCAAGCCTAACCGTGCGCACTAACAAAGGCATGATCTACATGGAAGCAGACAACAAGCTGTTTCGCGTTGACCGCTTGGGCGCCGTAATCAACAAGCCTTGGAACCCTAACCCCCGCAAGCCTTCCCGCAAGGCATGGGTTGACTGAGAGAAAGGTCCAAGGCAACATGACACGCAACCACTAGCTGCATACCACAACCCCCGCTAGCATAGCACTAAATTCCTAGGTGCTAGATGTTGCAGCGCACAATTTGGTGGAGGGGGCACAAGGCGGGGGGGGGACAGGGCCCTGCGCACCGCTGCTGCTGCCGAGGCCAGGGGTCACAGCCGATTTTTTTTATTTTTTGACCCTCCATCTGCAACATGATAGTTTACCGTCGCATGCTAAATGGAGACACCCATGCCTGTTGAAGACATGAACGCTGGAATGCCAAAGTGGATGAAGTCAACTGACGGCCTCACAAAAAAGATTAACAACGCTAGCGGCGACAAAGAGCTGCAAAAAATTGTTAACCTGATGGAAAAGTATGGCCTGTTCGTACCCCACACTTTGCGTAAGTAAGTGACTTTCCATTCACTGCCCTACGAGCCACGCAAGCTGGAAGCCACCGAGGCGCGTCTGGAGGCGATCTACAGTGCTGCCAAGATGGGGCTGAAGGGCGAGGCACTGGCACTCGCTGCGGGCATGCTGCCGGTCGAGTACAGGCAGTTGACGCAGTTCGACCCCATCGCGGCATTCGCCGAGCAAAAGGGGCGCGCGGATGGCGAGATGGAGATGGCGCAGACGCTGTACACCGCAGCCCGCGAGGGCGACGCCAACGCCGCGCTGAACATGCTGAGGTACTCACATAGCTGGGCTGCCAAGCAGGCCATCGAGGTGACCATCGACCAGAAGATTAGCATAACAGCGGCGTTGGAGGAGGCGCAGCGACGCGTCATAGACCTCACGGTGGAAGACTATGCAAACGACACAGTATAACGCTGACGATGAGATGGCGCTCATGGCGTCCCTGTGGACGCCCGCGCTCAAGGACGACCCGCTGAAGTTCGTGTCTTTTTTGTTCCCCTGGGGGCAGAAGAACACGCCGCTGGAGAACTTCTCAGGACCACGCAAGTGGCAGCGCGAGGTGCTGCGCGACATCGGTGAGCACATCAAGCAGAACAACGGCAAGATCGACTTCAACGTGCTGCGCATGGCCGTCAGTTCGGGGCGCGGCATCGGCAAGTCGGCACTCGTCAGTTGGCTGGTCATCTGGATGCTGTCCACCCGGATCGGCTCGACAACCATCGTGTCGGCCAACTCCGAGACGCAGTTGCGGTCCGTCACCTGGGCCGAGATCACCAAGTGGCTGGCCCTCTCACTCAACAGCCACTGGTTCGAGGTCAGCGCCACCCGCGTGATGCCGGCCAAGTGGCTCACCGAGCTGGTCGAACGCGACTTGAAGAAGGGCACGCGCTACTGGGGCGTCGAGGGGCGGCTGTGGTCGGAGGAGAACCCGGACGCCTACGCGGGCGTCCACAACTTCGACGGCGTGATGCTGATCTTCGACGAAGCGAGCGGCATCTCCGACGCCATCTGGGCGGTCGCGGCGGGCTTCTTCACCGAGAACACGCCGCACCGCTTCTGGATGGCGTTCTCCAACCCGCGCCGCAATACCGGGTATTTCTACGAGGCGTTCAACGCCAAGCGCGACTTCTGGCGGAACAAGGTCGTCGATGCAAGATCGGTCGAAGGAACGGACAAGGCAGTCTATGAACAGATCATCCAAGAGTACGGTCCTGACAGCGTTCAGGCTCACGTCGAGGTCTACGGTGAGTTTCCCAGTGCTGGAGATGACCAGTTCATCCCCGTTTATCTCGTCGATGACGCCACCCAGCGGCCGAGGTACA